GTTGGAACAGATACTAATGAACAAACAAACCATATAATTTATTTATTTCATTTTAATAATGCAAGTGAATATAGTTTTTTTACAAATGAAAATACAAAGTTAAATGGAAGTGCAGTATTAGAGGGTTTTCAGGGTGGTGGAGTTCATACTGTTGCAGAAGCTAATGATGGTGTTAATTTTTTTGTTGCTAGTGGAAATATTGAAGCAGGTACTTTCACTTTATATGGTTTAAAGAAGTAAGTATAAGAAATATATAGTAAGATAGGAGAGATATGGCAACATTAGAGGAATTTCAAGCAGAATGTAGATCTGAACTTCAAGCTCTTAGAGATGGAGATGGTATCTTTAAACAAGTTAATAATGAAAGATTACCTATTTCTGATGATGACTTTGAGCAGATGGTTGTTGATTGTGCTAATTCTAAGTTTGATCAGCAAGAAAATGGCTACAAAGAGGTAAGATTAGCTGAATATCCTAGTTATGGAGAGCAATTAGACTACATCTATCACAATGGCTTAGAGGCTTGGAAAACAGATATAATACAGCCAATTAAAGAAGCTCATCCAAAACCAGAATCTCCATAAATTTGTCATAGTATTTAACTATCCTAGACTTATAGGAGGTTGAATAATGAAGTCATTAACTCAATACTCAGAACAGCAGGGCAAAAGACCAACAGGGCAATTTGCTGCAACTAGATTTATCTTAGATAATCCAGAAGCAAAGGCAATATTCCTTAAAGTGGCAAAAGAAGCTGAACAAGAGTATTTATCTGATACTATAGCTGCACAATATTTAGTAGATCACTATAAGCAGTTCAAACATCTCAATTACAACACAGTAAGGAGATACTTTAAGGATTATAGAGATGGCAGAATCAAATAATCTAAAGAAGTTTGCAGAAACTGTACAGGATAGAGATCCTAGAAAATCTAAAAAGAAAATAGAACATCCTAAAGGTTTTAATCCTAGTGTTTCCTTTTCACAGCAAACAAAGTCTGGAGAAATAGTATCTGAGCCACAAAAGGAGAACAAAATTGATTGGAAAGAGCAGTTAGAAAGCTATTTTGGGGCAGATGCAAAAAATTATAAAGTTTTACAAGATACTGCAGAGATTAGATTCTGGGATATGGCAGGAAATCCTCCACAAAGACTCTATTACTTTAAAGCAAAAATTGTATCTAATAAGGCTTATATGCCTGATGATGATTTTAAAAAGTTATTAAATGCAGCTAAAAAGAAAAAGCCTACACCTAAGAAAAAGCCAACAAAAGACACTAAAACATTCTGTATAGCTTTATCTGATTGGCAAATAGGTAAAGAGGGAACAGAACAAACAATAGAAAGATGGATGGATTCTATACCTAAAATAAAAGAACAGATTAAAACATTAAGAAAATCTGAAACTATAGATCAGCTATTTATTGCAGGTTTAGGAGATATTGTTGAGGGTTGTACAGGCTTTTATGCACAGCAAGAATTTACAGTTGAGTTAGATTATAGACAACAGCAGAAAGTAGCTAGGAGAATGGCTTATACAGCTTTAAAAGAGCTTGTGCCAATGTTTGACAAGACTGTAGTAAGTTTTATTGCAGGAAATCATGGAGAGCCTAGAAACTCTGGTAAGAGCTTTACAACATTCTCAGATAACAGAGATATTATGCTTGGAGAGGAACTAGCAGAGATATTTAAAGAAGCTCCTGCATATAAAGACAAAATAGACTTTATAATGCCAGATTCCTTATCTATAACCTTAGATATATCAGATACAGTAGTAACTCTTGTTCATGGGCATCAGATGAGAGGTGGAGGCAATCCACAAGCAAAAGCAAGAACTTGGTTAGCTAATCAATCACTTGCTAGATCTGAAATAGCTGATTCTGATCTTTTACTTATGGGGCATTATCACTTCTTTTCTGCTTATGAATCAGATGGCAAAAGATTAATACTTCAAGCTCCTAGCTTAGATTCTGGATCTGAATGGTTTGATAATACAAGTGGAGGCAGAAACTCTGCAGGAGTTCTTACTCTTGTAATTGGTGGCTCAGAAAAATGGAGTAATATAAGAGTTATAAGGTAACTTATGAAACAAATAACAAGAGAACAATGGGGAGCAAAGCCTCCTAAAAATTCTTACTCTACAAATATAGATATCAAAGGACTAGCAGTTCATTATTCTGCTATGGCAGCTCCTAAAAATGAAGTAGAGGAAATACAACAATTAAAAAATATTCAAAAGTTTCATCAAGTAGATAGAGGATGGAATGATATTGCTTATAGTTTCTTGGTTGGAGATTCAGGAAATCTTTATGTAGGTAGAGGGTTTGGAAATAGACCTGCATCACAGGGAACTAATGATGGTAATAAGCAATATTATTCTGTGTGTTGGCTAGGAGGAGAAAATGATACACCTAGCAACAAAGCACTAAAAACAATAAAAGAATTATGGAAAGAAATAGGAGGAGAGCTTAAGCCTCATAGTAAATTCAAAGCCACTAATTGCCCAGATGATTTTTTAAGAGAGTGGATTATAAAAGTACAAGAGCCTGTAGATAATAAACAAAAAGATTATGTTGTATTAGCAGATCCAATTAAACAAGATTTAGATGAAATTAAAGATGAAATAAAACATTTACAAGCTGAAATAAAAGCTCTTAGGCAAACTTGGATTCTAAAAGGTTTCAAAGCTGAATAAATAACAATGAATATAAAATGCCATTCTTGTATGGAAAAATTAGAATTAATTAATAAGGCTTTTGTTTGCATAAATAAAAAGTGCATACAATTTAAGAAAGTACAAACAAAGATACCAGAGGAGGAATAATATGTCTGATGAGTTAAAAGATATGTTAGAGAGAGCTATTTGGACTTTTATTGAAGCATTTTTATCTGCTTTAGTAATTAGCCCAATTGCAGGAGTAGATGCTTCAGCACTTCAAATTGCAGCAATTGCAGGTGGTGGTGCAGCTTTATCAGTTATAAAGACTTTTGCTAAGAAAAAAATAAGCTAGACTTATAGAGAGGGATCAAGCAATTGATTTCCTTTTAGTTACAAGTAGCATAAAAAAAGAGGAGATTTGTATCTCCTCTTTTTTGTTGAACAGGTGGAGGTTGATTAGGACTGCATACACTTAGGGGAGTATATGAAAAGCTCTACCTGTTCTTTATTAACTATAACAAAGCTCTGGAACAAATAATAATTTTTTAATCTTTCTCATAATTTTGTCATTGTTGTAGTTTATTATGTACAACACAAGCAAACTTGCTCTGTAGCTTTTAGAGAGAGTTAGTTGATTAGGAATCAAGATCAGAGGATTAGCTACACCTCAAAAGAACTAGGGTTAAAGCCTATTATTCCACAATGTTAAATGCTACTAAATTTAGGCATTCTGGTTTTGGGAGGGAGTGGCACAGGGTTAGTTCCACCTATAACAATAACAAACACAGTTGTTAAAATAGCCCAAGCCTAGTAAAAGGGCTTGGGCTTATTAATTTAAACTTTCTACTTTTAATGCTTGACAATAAGACAATTATTTGGGACAATTAAATCAGTATTAGTTGATTAGGAGGTATAAATGTTTTATATAACATTATTTCTAACAGCTCTTGGCTTATTTACTTTAATAGGTGGATTAGCTTATATGAGCTTGGTTATTGAGGAAAAGTTAATAAATAAAAATTATGACTTTGAATCTAGGTTACTTAATGGAGAGATCCTTAGTAAGGATAACATTTTCTAATGTTTCCAAAAATTAGACAAAATAAACACACTTGGAATTATAGATTTCTTTATTGGAATCAAGATAATCCAGAAGTTTATGATTACTCATTTCAAACAAATCAGGGTTTTCAAGTTGCTGAATCTGCAGCTTGGGGAAATTGCACTTTTGATGGGTGCAACAATATGAAATATATAGGAAAAAAGAAAGTAGGAGGTTGATAATGGCAGCAAAATTCTTAGAGGATTATGTTGGAGTTGATGACTTAATTAAACAAATGAATGAACAATATCCAGAGGGTAGATTAGTTAGTGAGATAGTTGAGAAAACAGATAAGATGGTTGTTTTTAAAACTAGCTTCTATACAAAAGATAATGTTTCTCCAAAA